GCTTGGTGTAAGCCATAGCACGAGCCAGACCCTTGGTGTAGCGAGCAGACAAGCTGTCGTACAAGTTATCTTCAACCGCTTCTTCAGTGATTGAGAAACCCAAGGCGATGGTTTCGTGGTTGTAGCGAGCCGTGAACGCTTCTTGCGCATTGTCATAAGCAATGGCAGAACCCTCGTTCTTGACAGGAGCCGCAGAGAAGCCAGACAGTTTTGTCTCTTCTTCAAAGCTACGCTCAGATTTCTCTGTTTCGTAGATTTCTTTGTGCTCTTCGCCGTAAGTAGCGTACTGCAAGCCGAACAAAGCGTTCAGGCCGGGGAGCAGTTCTTTAAGTAGTTGTGCGCGTGAAATAGCCATGGTTTATGCTCCTTATACGCCAGTTGCGTTGTTGTACTGATGCATAGTCGCATTGATCTTGACAATAACTTCAGGGAAGTTATCAGCAGCAGTTGCGGTGTCCCGAACTACATCAATGATACGAATAGGCAGAGTATTGGTTGTTGTAGTTGCCGCCAAAATAGCTACGGCAGAGTTACCTGTCGTGGTGCTACCGGAGTTCTGTACCAACTCGGCGTTATTTCCAATGGAGGTAATGCCAACACCAGAAATAGTCGTTCCGCTGGAAACTACAGAAACTTGAAACAACGTGTCAGGATCATCAGCGACCACAGCAAAAATCTGCGTGCCAGACTTGATAGCCTGACTTGCTGGATAAAACTGTTGTTGCTGGACTTGACCAGTTGAACCATTGGTAAACTGAACACCTAAGAAAATACCGACAGGAGTGGCGGTTGCTGTACCGGTATCCTTCTCGATTGTTCCTGCTGCAACACGTTTGACCAAGTCACCATAGAAAATGTCTGTGGCGTAACCACTCGCAATTTGCATCAGGCGAGTTGAACCCGCGAACACCTGTCCACCTATTAGGTTTACAGGCTTTAGACCGTAAGGGGCCGAGACTGTAGGATAAGCCATAAAGACTCCTATAAATTATTTAGAACCAGAACCAAATCCTGTTCCGCGACTTGTTGTTGACTTGCGGTCAGCAAACAAGGGCATCCGAGGGTCATTATTTCGCATGAAATGATTGTCAACTGAATCCATCTGGTTTTGAGCTTGCTTGTCGTAATACTCAGCGCGCGCTTGGATGCGTTCCTTGGGAGCCTTGCAAAGCATCAGCCCACCAATTTCCACATTGCCGCTTGCGTTGTTACCAAACAAGGCCAATTCTGGATGATCCACTGCTTTCACCGGCTCATAACCATCGCGCATCTGTAAGGACACGTTGTTGGCTAATGGCTGACCTAGCACATGAGTCGCTACCCAGCGAAACGTGTAATCTGGATCAGGTGTCGGATCGGGCAAGTTGCTCGGGGGTACGTATACCGTACGAGCAGATTTATCGCGTGACTTACTGTCACGATTTGAGCGGTCAATTGTTTCAGCCATTTCAGTTCTCCAACTTTGCTACTTGAACAGCATATTGCTGTGGGGTTAAACCAAATTTTTTCGCTAACGCTACTTGCGTTTGAGTTAGCTTAATTTTTCCTGCACTCGTAGAACGAGATACAGAGGCAACCACTGTCGTAGGTCGTTTTTGAACCTCACCAGACCTTGGCTTGTCATTTGCTTGCCCGAATAAATCCGGAAAAGTTGACTTCATGCGACCATCAATTTGGTCGAAATATTCAGCAGAGCGGGGATCCACTCCGTTTGTGACTAGTTTTTGGTGCAGCCCTAGTGCGTAGCTGGTGTATTCTTCAAACCCTTGTTGCCCGAACCACTGGTTTTTTGCCTGCCAGCGCAGAGTTTTTTCGTCGGGCTCAACCTTGGGAAGTTGGGCTTGTTGTGTTTGTACCTCAAAATTATCTTCCTGTAAAGGGGTTGGTCGATAATTTCTTGTTTGTTCAACACGAACCTTTGCATCCATCAAAGCTTCATGCGCTTCAACGATGGCATCGTTGTCAAAAGACTCCTGTGCCATCTTAAGTCTGTGGCGTGCCACGGACAGTTCAGTCTCAGCCTTTTCTTTAGCGCCGTGAATGATGGCTTCTTGTCCTGTGTAAACGTTTTGTTTGAGACGTTTGTTCTCGTCAATCAACTGTTGTGTAAGACGCTCAAGCTCTTGCTTCTCACGCATCGTAGCTTCTTTGACACGGCGCTCGTCATGACGGGCGTGGGTCAACTCTTTAATGCGTCCTTTGACTTTGTCAGAGTAAGACTCGATTTCTTCATCGGTTGGATCAAGCACTTCACGGTCTAGGGGCTTGCGGCCCCTGTCACGCTCGGGCGTATCGTCTTCGATTTCAATTTCTATTTCGCCTTCGCCTTCGATTTCAAACTCGACTTTATCTGTCATTTTGTCTTCAACTTCGTCGGGGAACTTGTACGGTTCAGCCATATTCTTCCTTTCAAGCGCGGGTCAGGCCGCGAGGGTCTTGCACAACAGCATCAACTTGGTCGTCGTTGATGAGACGGAACTCTTTGCCAAATATCTTAAATCTGGTTCCGGAGTAAGTACGTACTAACACAAAGTCGCCCTCTTTACACCACGCTCCGTTAGGAAACTTGGTGGTGTCGTTGTACGCGTCGGGGCCAACTTTTAAAACAAACAACACGGTGGTTGCTGTTTCTTCTAGCCGCATACCTTCGATAGGTCGAACTAAGTCCAGACTTGTACCGTCGATACGTTCAGAGATGTCGGGCACAGCACAAAGAATCTTCCAACCTGTGGGGATAGGAAGTTGTGTGGCCTTTAGCTCGTCGTTAGCTTCAGGAGCATCCAGAGGCTGGATGGGTTCAGGCAGTGCAAAAGCACCGGGGGAGAGATCAAGATCACTCATCAGATTGTTCAACTTTCTGTGCAAGGTCAAGTAGATAACGCTCTGCGAGGGCTAGACCCTGAATAATCCCGCAAAGTTTTTGGTACTCTTCAAAAGTACGGCATGAACCACCAGACAAGTCATCGGAGTAGTTGTTCATGTCAGTGCGTAATTTTTCACGTAATACGCGTACGAAGTCTTGGATCATGATTTAGGCTCACGTCGGTTGCTACTATTTTGGAGCGCAGTAGTACGCGCTTGTAAATCCATCTGGGCTTTACTCTTTGCAATGTCAGCACCCATCTGGATACCGGCACGTTCTTGGTCAAACTGGGCTTTGGCTTGGGACTCTTTAATTTGTGCACCCACTTTGAGGGCGTCGAGTTCCAAGCGACCGCTGACTTCTTGCTCTCTTAGCGCCTGTGCGTCGGCAGTGGCTGCAGCGTCCATCATGATCTTCTGTTTCTTCAGTTCCAACTCTTGGCCGCGCAGTTGGAGTTCTTGCATCTGCATCTGGACAAGCGGGTCTTGTGCTTGTTGCTGTGCCTGCATCTGAGCAGCTTGCGCTTGGTTCTGCATGAGAACCTGCTGAGCCGCTTGAGCCATCATGCCCGACAAGGCAATCTCGATCTGCGGTGGCAACTTCTCGTCTTCGGGAGGCAGGGGCATACCCAACTGTTGCTCAATCTGCTGACGCATTTTGTAGCCGACGTGCTCTGCAATGTGGGCCGTGATCGCACCCATTATCTTGGGAGCCTGTGGGTTCTGACCAATGAACTGCTGAATCATTGGGTCTTGCATCATCATCATGTGTACTTGGATATGCGACTGATGATCTTGGTGCAAGAACGCTTTGAGTGGTTTACCTTTGAGTGCATTCTGGTTCTCTTGCACGGGATCGATGGGCTTTTGATCGTCCTCAATCGGCACAAGCTTCTCGGCGTTCTTGATACCCAACACGTTCAACATACCGCGGTGCAACTCTGGCAAGTTGTAAATGTCCGGAGCCATCTGCGCCATCTGAATCACAGCTTGGTACTGGATTACGCGCTGGCTCATTGTGGCCGCATTGGGATCAGATACGGGGATGATGTCCACCAAGTCGTAGTCAGCTTTCTTAGCTTTACGTGTACCGTACTCAGGCGTGTACTTGTAGTCTGGGTCGGTGTAGTCGCGGATGATGTTCTTCAAGAGCTTGAACTCTTGCTTCAATGCAAAGTGCACACGGGCCTGCACCGCAGTCATCACCTTTAACTGGCGCTCCAACAAGGCCAACGTTGTACCAACGGGAGCCTGCGCAGACATGTCACTGACCTTCATGTCAGCAGTCGCGGCAAAACGACGACCTTCATCCACGATGGTCTGCATCAAATTAAACAACGTCTGGCTTGGCTCTTTGTACGGCAGCGGCAAGATGTTGTCGCGGATCGTGCCCGAACCAACGTCTACATCACGAAACTCTCCGGGTGCGATGGGTGTGTCGTCTCCCTTGATTCGCAGGCCCCGTGTCTTGAGTCCACCGGGCAAGTTGCTAAGCGTTCCTGCATCGACAAGTTGTCGCATGAGAGAGGTAGCGGATTTAGCAAAGCCTCCGATAAGATGGAAAAGCCCGAAGCCGTAAGCTCCAAAACCCGGGATATATTGGTAGTGCACAAAGTGCTGGCGCTTAAGTCGGAGGTCATCTTCTTCCTTCCAGTTGCGGCGGATTGACAGGATGTCGTTGGAGCCTTTAATCAACGTGACAACGTACGGCAACATGATGCCGGTCTCTTCTTCTTTGCCGTCGTCATCCTCAACCGTGTCCTCATACCCTTCAAGGTTCAAGTCAACGTGGCACTCATACAGCGTGTAGCGGTCATCGTTCAGATCACTAAAGCCCGTCTCTTTGTCCTTGGCTTTCTGAATGTCTGTTAGTTCTCTGGGAGCGTCAGCCAATTCAATGTCAAGATAAAAACCTGCTTGCTGAAGCTTGATGATCTCGTTCTTGGTCTTGCGCATGACGTGCGTGATGCGGTAGCAAGTATCCAAATCTGTTGTGCCGTACGGCAGATACATATCTTCCGCAGGAATAAACATCGACACTTGACGTCCCAAATTGGGATCATAGTAGACCTTCTTGAACGCTGAGCCGGTGGCCGGCAGCGACCAGAGCATGCGCTCGTGTTCACCACGGTACTCTGTCATAACGTCCGTCAACTCATGGTTCATGTCCTCTTCGATATTGGCCGCAATCTCTTTTAGCTCTGGCGTGTCTTTGCCCAGAATCTTAGCGCGCACAGGGCCTCGGGCAGGGAACGTCTCGGTGATTGTCTCAGCTTGGAAGCGCACAACTGCCTCGGTAATCATGGGGTGGAACACACCGCATGCGCCGTTCCAAGGTTCAGTGCGTTCTTCTATCTGTAAGCCCAACAACTTTAAGCCTTCTGTGTAAGACTTCTCCCAATCCTTGCGGCCATTCTTGTCGTTGTCAATGTCAGACACCAAGTCACCGGCCAGCGACTGCAAGGCACCACTACTTATGTACTCGGCCAAGTTATCGTCAAAGTTTTCGTCGGTATCTTCTTCTCCGGGCTTGATGGTGATCTCCATCCCGTCCACGCCAATGGTGACTTCTTCGGGATCAACGATCTCGATCTCTAGTGGTGACTCTTGCTCTCCAAGCGCGTCAATGCCCATTGGTTGTTGGTACAGCGCTTTGTCGATGTTCGTTGCCATGTGTGTTCCTAGTAGTATTCGTGTCTTCTGCGGCGAAAGATTTCAAGATCATCTTTCTCATCCGTGTCTAAACTGATAAAGCCGCCTTGCCTAAAGCGTAGCAGCGCCTGTGTTGTCGTGTCCACGTAGTCGTCGTGCTCCCCAACTGGGAACGCGGCCATCTCTTCAATCACTTCCCGTGCCCAGCGTGTGTCGGGTGCCCAGACTTTACCTGAACTGAACAAATCCGCAACTGCATTGACGCGCACCATCTTGTCGTTGCCGCGACTTGGGGAAAATTCTTGGACTGGGATTCCCAACGCCCTAAGTTCCTGAATCAACGGCCCCCCAGATGCCTTTTTCTCCACAATGAACGCATCCGGTTCCCACTCTTTGTATTGCTTAAGCGCCACCACCTTAAGCTCAGGGAAAGCCATACGATCTTTAAACGCATCCAGTAAGATAAGCTGGGGGGAGTCATTTTCTTCCTCGTTGTAAAAGATGCCCCACGTTGTACACGCAGAGTAGTCGGATGTGTTCTTGGTTTCAAACGCCGTGTCCCAAGACTGGATGATGTAGTCACAAGTTGGTGGTTCATCCGCCTCCCAAATACGCCACATCTTGCGGCTGACGATGGCAGAGTTCTCAGATGTTGGCTGCTGCATGTACTGCGCGTTCCAATACCGTGGGTCAATGCTGGCTTTTGTAGATTTAAGCGCTTCTAGCGACCACTGCTCTGGCCACAGGGACTTCTCATCTTCTTCCCCGTCGTTCAAAATGGCTGGCAACTCCACAATCTCCCATGGAATAGCTTCTGGGTTCTTGGTTTGGTAGTCAATCAGGCGCCCAGTCAGGTCTAGGAGCGACCAACGGGTCATCACAATAATAATCCCGCCGCCCGGCATCAGACGTTGCAGTGGGCCCGTTTGGAACCAAGACCAAGCCGTATCAAAAGCTAGGCGGCTGTTGGACTTTACGTCCTGCTCCGAGTGAGGGTCATCAATAACGAACAGATCAGCACCACGACCAGCAAGAGCGCCCCCGACACCAGCAGCATAGTACTGACCGCCAGCGCTTGTAGACCACTTACCGGCAGCTTTCTGATCGTCTGCGACCATTGTCTGGGGGAAAACTTCACGATACTCCTCCGAATCAATCAAGTTACGTATACGTCTGCCATAGTCTTCAGACAGACCCGCAGTGTGCGTGCCCATGATGATCTTCTTCTCAGGGTATTTACCTAGAAAGTACGCAGGGAACAGATAAGACGAGAACTCAGACTTACCCATACGTGGCGCGATGTTGATAATCACACGCTTCTTGCGGCCTTCTACAACGTCGGTAAAAATTTTGGCAAGCTTCTTATGGTGTGGGCCGACTTTAAAATTAGGGTACACCGCTTGGGCAAACCCAAGCATGTTGGTGCCCGCAGCTTTTAGGCTGGCGCGTTTCTCTCTAAGTTCCAAGTCGTCGAACAACTCCATCTTTTCTTGCACGGTCATGTAAGGCAACGCCTTCTGCATGGCCTCAAGCTCAATCTTACTGAGTGTTGTAAATTCGTCACGCTTCATCTGATTTGTCTTCTGTTACGTCAATCACATCTATAACACCCATGAACCTATTAAGCTTTTCTTTAATACGGTTTTCAAGCTCGACGTCTGACATCTCAGTTTTCTTGACTTCAATCTTCTCTGTGAACAAGCCCACTTCTGTCACCTTACCCAGCAACCCTAGCGCTTTGAGTCGGATGTTGGCGTTGGGGTGTTCAGTTTCTTCTACCAGCTTGGCCACTGTGTAGCCTCTGATCTCTTTAGCCTGCTGTACAAATTCCCAGTCATAGGCTGAAAGCATGCCAACTAATCTTTGGACTGCTTCTGGCGTTTTGATATTTGCCAGAGAGGTATGCGTCATTTCCGCAGGTTTGGCGGTGACGATGTTAGTGAAAGCAGTACGTGCTGCTTGGCTTTGCGCCTGATTGACCAAAGTATCTGTGTCCACTGCGCCTAGTTCTTTGAGCCAGTCTACAGTCTTAGACATTCCGTCCACGGCATCCGCCGGATCTGTCTTATCCATAGGGACGAAATCGCCTAAGTGATCGTGCACTTCGGGTTCGAAATTGATTAAGTGATCTAACATTCTGCGCATAAGCCCTTGAACCTGCGATGTAGATAATGTACACTTAAATCGAGTGGGTGCGCAAGATCGTTTTGGCCTTTGGCCAAACTCATCAAGTTCGCTTGCTTTCTCCTTGATGGTTTCAGTTGCCATCTTTAGCCCCGGACTAAAAACCCGGGGCTTTTTTTCGTCTGTACAGAGGAGAGTCAAACGTTAGACAAAGGTATTTCTAAATTTTTATAAAATTTTTGTAGTGAATACTTTGGTTTGTAG